GGGTTGGAGACCTGCTGTTGGTTGGACTTGTTGTATTGGACTTGCGAGTCAGTACATTCTTATCCCGATGGCAAATTTTGCGCTTGCTCTTGCCGATTCTACCATTGAAATCCCTATACTAGACATGGCTACTATGATGCCAGTACTAATGGGTATGCTTGGTTTAGGTGCTATGCGAACTATAGAAAAGACTAAGAAAGTACAGAGGGATAGATAATGAATACATATTCTGACTTATATACTCCGCGTCTTGGTTATGGTGAAGACGCTGATATACCGCCTGATTACTACGAACTTTTTGGTACGTCACACCCACAGCACAGGCTTCAGGGTTTAAATCTTTATTACAGTTTAACAGGCGATGATTATAGTCACGAAAAAGATTATATACGTGAGTATTTAGACGAAAACGTAGTTGATGTTTCAAGCGCATTTCCCGAAAGTCAAATAAACTCGATAAGAGAAACTCCAGTTCCTTATAGTCAGAAAGAAGACCCTCAAGGAAAGCAATGGACAATGTATTATGATTTGTTTAACGAAGGTTTAAGAAATGCAGACGCTTCTTCTTTAGTTACACAATCTACGGGAACAGAGTATGTACAGCCTACATCTTTTGCTGATGCACAATTAAAAGGATATAATGCTTGGGCGGATACGATAAAAAAAGAACGCCTTAACCATGAGCAAGGTAGTGAAGAGTGGAATGAATTAACAGACATTCTTACAAAAGGTCCTATGGATTTTACTGGACCAAACGATGTTCAAATTTTAAGATTTAACTCACCTGAAGCAGTTCAAGAAGGTTATCGGGCGCAAGCAAATGTAATGAAGGATTATCTACAGTCTTCTGACATAGATATGTACAAAGAAGTAGATGACCCGAATGAATTAGTAGCAGAAGATAGAGTGTGGCTAGTAACGGGCACAGCACTTCCGTGGTTTGAAGATAATGCGGGTAGCATATCTCCACAGACAAACTGGGCTTCTCAAGACATCGGAAGCTATGGGATGTGGGAAAATGAAGTGAGACCCGCAACAACCGCGGAGGAGTTGGCTGAAGGTATTGGTATTATGATGGATTTGCTGTCTTTCTATCCTCCTATTGCACCTGTTGCACAAACCCTGAAAAACTATGCGTATACTGAAGACTGGGGAGAGGCTATCACAGCAGGTGCAAAAGTATATGCCGCAAGTGAGTTAGCCGAGATTGGCAATGCAGAAGTAGGTGAAATTTTAACTGACGCAGGTATTGACATAAGTGTATTACCCGCCCCTGCTCAAGAAATTGTACTGGATACAACAACGGCAATACTACAAGGCGAATCAGGTACTGACGCGGCTAAAAAAGCAGCTACTGGTGAAGCATTAGGGGCGGTAGTAGGGATACTTCCTGACATTGACACACCAGAAATTATTGAGGGAGCGGGTGATGTTCTTGTAGATGTACTAAAGCCACCCTTAGAGTTTGTAGGTGAAACCTTTGAGCCAGTAGTAGGAGGTATAGAGGAAGGTGCTAAAGCAGTAGGGGGCGTAGTACAAGACATTATTGACCCCGCAGATGAAGTTATTGACACTATTGGTGATAGTGATATAGTAGAAGCTATAGAAGAAGGCGGTAAAGCAGTAGGAGAGGTAGGTCAAAACATTATTGATACAGGCTCTGAGATTACATCCGAAGTTGAGGACGCTGTTAAAGCGGCAGGGAGAGTGGTTGATGATATTGTTGACTGGGAGAGTTTGTTAATGAAGGCTCTAGGTCTTCCATCTTTAACATTTAATATGGCAAAAACACCTAGCACAGGAATGTTAAGCCAACCCACAGAAGTGGAAGAAATATTTGACGACGAGTTATTTAAATTTGACACAAAAATTAAAAGAGGCGAGCGTGGTATGTTTGCTCCAGTTAAGATTAACAGAAGGTATGGATAATGACTTACTTACAACTAGTAAATAGTGTACTACGTAGACTAAGAGAAGAAGAAACCTTAAGTGTACAAAATGCAACAGATTCCTATGTAAAACTAGTAGCAGAGTTTGTTAATGACGCTAGAAGGATTGTGGAAGATTCTTGGGATTGGTCAGCGTTACGTAAAACCATAACAGTAACTACTACTGAAGATGTAATAAGTTATAGTCTTACAGGGACAAACAACTCATTTAAAATATTAGATGTCATTAATGATACTTCTAATAACTTTATGAGACAAGCTAGTTCCTCTTGGATGAACAATGCTTATTTAATTCAAACACCCGCTAAGAGTTCTCCTGATTACTACTCATGGAATGGTGTAGACGATAACGGTAATGCTTTAGTAGATATATATCCTAAACCAGACAAAGAGTATACACTACGTTTTAACCTTGTTGACAGAGCAGATGACTTTACTTTAGATGCAGATAAATTAGTAGTTCCGTCAACACCTGTTATTCATTATGCAGTTGCTTTAGCTTCCAGAGAAAGGGGTGACACAGGAGGTACTTCCTCTCAGGAATTATTTGCTATAGCTGACACAACACTGGCTGATGCTATTGCTTTTGATGCGGCTAGATTCCCATCTGAAACTGTATGGACACCTTGCTAATGGCTCAAAAACTACAGAATATAACAATACAAGCCCCAGGATTTGCAGGGATAAATACTCAGGATTCTCCTGTAGGTCTTGACCCGTCCTTTGCATCCGTGGCTAACAACTGCGTTATTGACCAATATGGTCGTGTAGGTGCGCGTAAAGGATATAGTGCTGTGTCTTCTAATGGTTCTAGTGTTTTAGGTTCTAGTCGTGGTATAGAAACAATACACGAATATTTAAAGAATGACGGTACTAAGGTAGTATTTTCTGCGGGTAATAATAAAATATTTACAGGAACTACTACTTTAGCGGAAGTTACTCTTCCTGTTGGTTATACCATATCAGCAAACAACTGGAAAGTAGTTACTTTTAACAATGACGTTTATTTTTTTCAACGAGGTCATAATGCTTTAGTAAGCGTAGCGGGTAGCACTACACTCATAAAAGTAATAGATGGTAGTCATCTCGCACCTGCGGGCAATGAAGTATTGGCGGCTTATGGTCGTTTATGGGTAGCAGATGTAACCAATAATAAGCACACTGTATATTGGTCAGACCTTCTTGATGGTGATGACTTTCATAGTGGTTCTGCGGGGTCTTTAAATTTAAGAAATGTTTTCCCTACAGGTAATGACGAGATTGTAGCATTAGCCGCACACAACGGATTCCTTATTATATTTTGTAAACGCTCAGTTATAGTTTACGAGGGTGCTGAAACGCCTAGTTCCGATACCGCAGTGTTTAAAATACACGATACCATAGAAGGTGTAGGGTGTGTTGCTAGAGATTCCGTACAACACACAGGGACTGATATTCTATTTTTGTCAGATTCGGGTGTACGTAGCTTTGGAAGGACTATACAAGAAAAGTCAATGCCTATGCGAGACATAAGCAAGAATGTGCGTAATGATTTATTAAATTATGTTTCTACAGAAATTCATCCTATTAAGTCTGTGTATAGCGCGGAAGAGGCTTTTTACTTATTAACATTCCCTACTAATAACCTTACGTATTGTTTTGATATGCGTACTGCTTTGCCTAATGGGTCTAACCGAGTTACAACTTGGGAACACATAACACCTTTGTCTTTGACTAGGTTAGATGACAATAAAATATACATAGGTAAATCCGATGGTATTTACCAATACGCAGGATATACAGATAATAATTCTTCATATACTTTAAGTTATTTTAATAATCCAACTGACTTTGGTAATTCAAATAACCTTAAGTTTTTAAAGAAGTTTAACATAACTATTATTGGTAACGCATCGTCCCCTACAACTCTTAACTGGGGATATGACTACAATACAAGTTATAACACAAAAACCATTGCGGGTGTTAGTTCTGACGCTACCGTTGCTGAATACGGTGTAGCTGAATACGGTATTGCTGAATACAACGCACAGTACATAGGGGGTTCTGACATACAAAAACCAAGCGTTAATGTAAGCGGTAGTGGTTTAATAGTAACAGTAGGTATTGAGTCAGTAATCAGCGGCTCGCCTTATTCCATACAAAAAATTGACATACAGGCTCTACTAGGGAGATTAATATAATGTCTGATTATTCAAAGACAGTAAACTTTGCCACTAAGGACACTCTTCCTACGGGCAACGCCAATAAGGTTGTAAAAGGCACAGAAATAGACACAGAGTTTAATGCTATAGCTACAGCAGTTGCAACTAAAGCAGATAAAACAGGTGGTACTTTCACTGGTGCTGTGACATTTCAAAATGATGTTACACTCCAAGACGGTAAAAAAGCTAAGTTTGGCACTAGTGGTGATTTAGAAATTTACCATGATGGTTCTAACTCTTACATTAAGGACACAGGTACTGGTATTTTAAAATACACTAGTAATCTAGCAACGTCTTTTGGAACAATCTTAGAAATAGAAAATACAAATAGTGCTAGTACTTCAGGTGCTTTTGTTCGATTCAATGGAGCAGGTATAACAGCGGATGCTACTATACCTTCAGTGGGAAACCTTTTTGATATGTTAGTGGTACAATCTAATCAAAAAGTATCAGCCACTGTAGGAAGCACAGGAAGTGCCTACAACGCTATTAGAATGTATGACAATGCAAACACCGCAGGGGGTAGCATAATGACAGGCTCAGGCTCACCAGAAGGAGCAGTGTCAGCAACAGTTGGTTCTTTATTTATGAGAACTGACGGTGGAACGGGGACATCTTTGTACGTTAAAGAGTCTGGTACTGGAAACACTGGATGGGTAGCTAAATAGGGGAATACAATGAGTAATGGAGAAGAAACTTACACAGGTTTTGGTAAAGACCTTTTAGATTTAGCAGGTGGTGACTATCTGCTTAAAGAAGGTAAGGAAGCCGCCCTTGAACTCGGTCAGGAAGGTTTTGAACAAGCTAAAGGGTTAGCTGAAGACGTAGCAGAGATGACTGAGTTTCAACCCTATACCGTAGTAAGTGGTACTGGTGCGTCAAGTGCTACTACATCTGAAGGGGGCTTTGGAATAACTTTATCCCCAGAAGAACAAGCTATTCAAAACACTTTACTTTCTGGTGCGAGTACTCTTTATGGTGGTTTAACAGCCGACCCTTCAGTAAGACAAGCGGCTTTATTTGAAGACATTAGAGCCGCTCAACGCCCTGAGGAAGAACGTCAGCGTTTAGCCTTAGAAGAGCGTATGTTGTCTCAAGGACGTTTAGGTTTTGGTTCATCGGTATACGGTGGTTCTTCACCAGAGTTGTTAGCACAAGAGACTGCTAGACAGGAAGCCATGATGAGAGCAAACCTACTGGCTAGAGAGCAAGCAATGAAGGAACAGGCTCAAGGTTTTGAAATAGGTACAGGAATGTTAGAATCTGCTTATACGCCTCAAGGTCAAACATTAGACTTGTTGGAAGTAGGACGAAACATAGCGACAATACCTGCTGAAGCAAACATAGCCGCGGCTGAGTTCTATGGTCAAGCAGGCTTAGGAGGAATTGAAGCATTAATGCAGGGTATGGAAGAAGGCTCTGCTTATGATTTAGCGTCTAAAAGAGCCATGATTGATAGTGTAGGTGGGTTATTATCATCAATGGGCGCAACAATGCCTACTGTGGAAGATTCTTATAATTTTGAAAGCATTGTAAGCAATCCTGATTTATCTGACGCTGAAAAATTCCAGAAATCTTTAGAGTATATTGATATTCTTAGAGAGTTTGGAGATTTCTTCACGTTGCCTGACTACGGTACGCCAACAACAGGTGTAGAAGAAATAGTACCTACAGGTTATGATGAAAACGGCAATCCGACTTACGATTACTAGGAGAAAAGATAATGAGTAACAGAGATATTGCAGGATTATTAACAGGAATCCCTAGTGGTGGTATGGACCCGATGGCTACGCTTACTCCTAGACAAATGAGAGCGCAGACTGTTATGGGTGGAATAGAGCAAAGAGGTCGCGGCTTGCGCGGTTTAATGGGAGGAGATAGAAGAACGCCAGAAGAGCAACGTAAGGCAGGTCTAGCTGATTTAATAGCTAACTTTGATACAATGCAACCTGCTCAACAAAAGCAAATCATAGCGCAACTACAGGCTTCTGGACAGACTGGTTTGGCAAAACAGTTGGCGGCTCAGGCTCAAGCTAAAGCACAAAAGTCCACAGACGAGGATAAAAGGGCAGCCTTCTCTACGTTTTTGTCTTCTAAATATCCTGACTCTGGTTTAGATAAACTAGCGGCACAAGGTATTGTTACTCCTGAGAACTTTAATGATTTTCTAAAAGATAAGCAAGACGCTAATGCTCAGAAAGGAACTACGTTTACTATTCAGGATGCAAACGGAGACAATTTTACAGCTACTAGTGTTTTTAACCCTAACACAGGAAAAACTGACGTTTCTTACTCACCTATAGGTGCAACTAAGAGTCAACAACCCGTAGGTGAAGTTCAGATTACTGGTGGAGAGTTTGGTTTAACCGCTGTAGAAGACTTAGAAAAAGACGTAAAGCAAGCGGGTTTAACAGAAAGAGAAAAAGGTTTTCAACAAAACAAGGCTACAGCTATAAGTGCTTTACCCGCGGCAAATGCGTCAAGACAGAATTTAGAAAAATCTTTGGAGTTACTGAAGAAAGTAGACACAGGTGGTCCTATTAATTTAGTGGCTACTGGTTTAGAAAACTTCTTTGGTGTTAAATCAGGAAATAAAGCTCAGTTAGAAATTCTATTAGGTAGGGAGATGATGTCTTCTCTTAAACCTTTCTTTGGTGGTATTATTTCCGACTCAGAAACTACAAGAGTTGCCAAGATATACGCAGGTTTAGAAAAAGGAAACGTAGCTAACATAGGAATACTAGAACAGCTACTAAAAGAAGTAGATGATAGTATAATGAAAGGTTCTTTATATTTAAGAGCAGATGACGCTGATGGGTTTGAAGCTACTCTCAAACAAATGTTTCCTGTTGTTACTAAAGAAGAAGGACAAAAAGCTAAAGTTCGTTTCGAGGATTTATAACAATGACTCAAAGACAAATAGTAATACTGCCTAATGGTCAAGAGATTGACGCACCTATTGGTGTTTCTAAAGAAGAAATAAAAGATAAAGCAATTAGAAATGGTCTAATTAGTGCAGATGCGTTTAAAACACAAGAACCTACTCCTACTGTAGAACAAGAGGACTTACCTTTCTACAAAGACATATATAACTATGTAAAAGCTAACATGGACTTACCTCTAGGTCTTGCAGGGGCGTTGCAGGGAGCAAAAGTAGGGGGTCGTTTTGGTCCTGCAGGTGCTACTATAGGCGGTGTTGCAGGAGGAGCATTCGGTACGTTTGGCGGCAGTTTAGCCTCTGACGTAATAACTGACAAAGAAGAGTTAGATTATAATGAAGCGGTAGACAAGGCTTTAATGTCCGTAGGTTTTGACATAGCGACATTAGGTGCGTGGAAGATAGCTAAACCCGCCTTTGTTGCCGCGAAGAAAGCACTAGGATTTACACCGAAAGAGATTGCTGAACAGATAACGGCTATACCTAAGCAAGGACTTGAAGCAGGTTCTCCTGAGTCTTTAAAGGCTACACAGAAAATACTTGAGGAAGGCGGGGGGAGTCTGTCACGTTTTCAAACAGGGCAAGCTAGTGCTTTAGAGGTATTCGCTGAGAAGCTAGGTGAAGCAGGTCTAGGTTCAGGTAAGATAGCCATAGGGAATGCTGACAAAGTAAATAAAGCAACTCAGGCGGCTCTAA